TCTCCATTTCTCACACAAAACTCACCAAAATCTCGTCACTATTGGAATTTTGACGAAACAAATTTTAAAATTGGAAATCTATGGATGAAACCAACATTAAATGACACTTATATAATAAATAATGGTAATCGTGAAGTAAATGCTGGTGTGTCCGCAGCACAAGCGAACGCGGCAGCAAATACTAATATTGATACCATGCTTGGAAAATTTTTAGGTGATTTTGCACAAATATTATTCTTAGCTAATTTGAGTCAATCAAAATCAGGTATAGCACTAGGAACTAACGATGCTATGATGTCAGCAATGTATATTTTTATATTTACGCGTTGTAAAATTCGAAATCCACCACTTTTAATAATAGATACCGGTGAAAATAATAGTGCACTTTTTTATGGGTTTAATAATGGTAATTATATAAATTTAAGTAAAGGTGTTAAAAATACGAGTGTACATAAAATTAAAACAATTCAAAGAGCCCCTGGTACCAATATGACTATGCGTAATAACAGGTTTCCATCATCGTCTAAACGAACTAGAACAGTGTCAAGACTTACTACGATTAACGAAAGTTTTAATTCACCATCACCACTAACTAATAAAAAACGTAAAACTAATACTCCTCCTCCCCCTCCCAAGAAACGAACTCTATGGGAAAAAACGAAAAAAGCGTTGTTCAAAAAGAAAAAATAATTTTATAACTATATAATAAATGATCCGAGTTCATTTAAAAAAGAGTCCAAGACTCGATAAAAAGTTCCGCGTCACGTTCGAAAACGAACGTTACGTTGATTTTGGCGCGAGGGGGTACTCAGACTATACACTACACAAAAATCCTATACGAATGCGTTCTTACGTAACGAGACACGGTGGGTTCGTCCCACACATGGTTCACAAACAAACCGATCCTAAACTCGTTCACGTAAACATGCTCGATGTTACTAAAAGCGATACAGAAAACTGGGGTAAAACAGGTATCTATACAGCAGGGTTTTGGTCGAGGTGGCTTCTTTGGAGCCAACCTACTATGGAAAGTGCTAAAAAAACAATGACTAAGAAATTTGGTTTAGTTTTTCTTTAATACCGCGTTTTTTAAGGTTCGCTTTCAAAGCGGTCATCAAATTCGCGCGAGGGTTACGTACCATGGGACGTGGAGGTGGAGGTGGAGGTGGAGGAGGAACAGGTACACGTCGAACTGGTGTCAATGTTGTTTTCGAAGGTTTTGCTTTTGGTAAAGGTACGTTAGAACCAGACATGGTTTTGAATAAAGATTTACACGTACGTAAAAGTTTTTTTGTCTCTCGAACCTGAATTTCCAAAGCCGGTGCTTGTCGTCTTTGAATTTTCATATCGAGTTCCTTTTCGGTTAATGGTACGCGTTTACCTTTAATCTTTTTTGTTACGCGAATACCGAGTCGTTTCGCTTCGGCTTTTAACGAATCAATCTTCATTTATATTAACCAATAATATTTTATTAAACTAAAAAAAGTTGTCCGTTCTATACATTTTAGCCTGGAATGAACCCGTTTGTCCTAAAACCGAAACGTCTTCATTACCATAGAATTCCTGACACCCAATATCTTCCATACAATCACGTGCATTATGTGTAATAGGAAGCGGATATTTCTGATCACCTGGTGTGACCGTATAATAATGGTACCTGTCGCGTCTCCCACGGACCTCTTTACCGTATAAAGGTAAAGTTTCCTCATCCGAACCCATCAATATACCCATTTGTTGGACATGTCCGGGTTTGTATTGTTTGATTGGTGGATCTCTATATTCTGTCTCGACTGGAACGCGTACTGGTACTTGAACCGGTACTTGAACTTTTATAGGAACTTTTTCTTGTTTTTTAATAATTATAGGGTTATAAAACTGATACACGATAATTGCAATAAGTACGATTACAGTAACAATTAATATTTTTGTTTTATTTTTATTCGTAATCTTCATTTATATCTACGTAGATTTTTTCTTTAGTTTGTATAGTGGTGAAAAATCAATACGATTTAAACGAAACTGAACAAATAACCACAAAAAGAATAAAAGACTTTTTAGTAAATTATTAGAAGCCGTTTCGTCCATTTTGTATATAGGACCAACAACCCTACCAAAAAACGTTTCCTCTTTATCTTTTCCTGTTATAGCCATTTCTATCTGTGTTAAAGCACAAGAATCATCGTTCACTGACCAATGGTAAAATATAAAAGGTATCAAAAGTGAGTAAAATTCGAGGTTTTGTTTATTCTTCATGAAAGGAACAACGAGCATTGTTACAAGAAATAATAAATGAATGAAGAATATAATATTCATCTCTATTAGTATGAGCGAAGAAAAGAAACTGCCTAAAATATGGCACCCACAACAGGAAAAGATACTCAAGTCTTGGGGTGAAGCTGCCGCCTGTTATAGGTACATGCATTACCAGGCGTATTGTTCATATAAGAACCAAAGTATGAAATTTACAATACCTCTTATAATAGTAAGTACTATTACAGGTACAGCAAACTTTGCTCAAGAAACATTTCCTCCTACAGTACAACCATATGTACCATCCGCGATTGGTGGTTTGAACCTTATAACTGCTATAGCAACTACTATAATGCAATTTCTTAAAATTAATGAACTCATGGAAGGTCATCGCGTTGCTTCGGTCCAATACGGTAAAGTTTCGAGAACTATTCGTCTCGAATTAACATTACCACTTTCAGAAAGAACGCAAAACGGTACAAATATGATAGAAAATATGCGTGCGGAATACGATCGTTTAATAGAACAATCCCCAAACGTACCTAAATATATAATAGACTCTTTTGAAAAAGAATTTCCCGATGATAACGCATTTTTCAAACCGGAGATCATGCATATTCAACCAATAACACCTTTTAAAGCTATAGCAGAAAATACAATAATGACAAAATTGAAAGATGCTGTAGGTGGTACAGCAAAAAGAGAACTTAAAAAGGAACTCGATGATATACGAGGTAACGTACAAACTGCTAAGAAAACAATAAAAGCTGATATAGAAGGTAAACAACAACGTATAAATGAAATATCGGATTTAAAAGAAAAAGGACTCGTTAGTTTGAAAGGTGATCTCATGAAAGAAATACGACGAAGAACTGAACTCATGGAAGTTGTAACTGAAATACCCAAAGACGAAACTGATACTACAGAATCTTCGACAGACGATTCGAAAGATAAACAATCATAATAAACATGGTTAAGTTAAAGAAACCAATACAAAATATATAAGGAATAATTTTCTTTTTTAAAGGAACTATTACACGGTCTTGAAAAACATTATTATCTAAAAGAATATCTAAAGCCTGATTAGTAAGATCGTCTCCTTCATCTGTCATGGATTCATTTGTTATAATAAAAAAAGAAAAAAAGAAAAATGTATTAACGCTCCATGAACATGAAATTAAAAAACTTAAACAGTATTTAGAAGAAAATAAAAACGTTTTTTTATGTGGACAATCTGGGTACGGTAAAACTTTTATATTGAAAGAAGTTTTAAACGAATCAAATAGTATAGAAATATGGGATGAGACTCTGAGAAAAAAAGATATTTTTATGGATACTATAAAAAAATCTAATATGTATAGCTATATAGAAGATTACGAAAGTGATATACACGTTTATAAATCTATTATCGAATCTGTATCTAACGGTGATAAAATAACAAATAAACCTATAGTTATAACATCAAAAAATGTTTATTTTATAGACAACTTCGTTACAATTATTATACCTAAAAGAAGTGAAGAAGAAATAATGTCTCTTAAACCATCACACCCTAATTGTAAGGAAGCTGCTATACTATGTAAAGGAAATATAAATAATTTTTTTTATTATTTAGATTTTCCAAGTACAAAAGATGTTTTTAAAACACCAAAAGATATTATAAATGACGTTTTATGTAACGATGAAAATGTTGATATAACAAGTTCTTTACACGAACATGGTCATGTTTGGTCAGCTATTCAAGAAAATTATATAGACGCGATAAATGATAACGCCGAAAAAATAACAAATTCAATAACAAACGCAGATGTATACGACGTGGAAATGTATAAAGGTGATTGGGACGTCATGCCTTTTTTTACACTAAACGCCATTAAAATTCCGAAAATGTATTTTACTAAAAAGCTAACTCCTGAAAATATACGCCCGGGTAAGTTTTGGACAAAGTTCGGTAACCAAAAAATGAGACAACAAAAAATTAGAAATATACAAATACAGTCATCTTCTAAATTTAATCACCAAGAATTCATGTTATTTAGAATGTATGCACAAATAGGAAACGTTTCTAAATTTAAAGAGTATAATTTAACACCCCAAGATTTTGACGTAATGAACCATTTAGCTATACAAAATAAACTCAAACAACGCGAAGTTACAAAAATAAAAAAGTTGATTAAAGAAGAAATAGCAAATTAAAAATAAAAGAATGTCTACAACCACTAACACGGATGATGAAGATGATTTTAAAATCACACGTGTTATTGGTAACGAAATATTATATTACGGGGAAATCACCGACGATGATATTCTCGAATTTATAGAAGAGTTTAAGAAACTCGAAATCAAACTTCTTAAACAAAAGGCGGAACTCATAGGGTACGAACCAATTATACGCGTACACGTGTGTAGCGGAGGAGGTGATTTGTTCGCAGGTCTAAGTGCGATGAACATACTCGAAAAGTCTCGCGTTAAGGTTATCACGATCGCACAAGGTGAATGTGGTTCGGCGGCAACGTTCCTCCTTTTGGGTGGTCACGAACGTCTTATCGGTAAGAACGCACACGTTCTCATACACCAAATATCCACGACCGGGTTTTGGGGGAAATACGAGGAAGTTAAGGATGAAATGAAAATGTGTGATAAACTCATGGATATGGTTAAGAAAACGTACCTTGAAAAGACGTCTATTCCAGATAAACAACTTAAGAAACTCATGAAACGTGACATATACTTAGACCCTAACGAGTGTATCAAATACGACGTCGTTCGCGATCTTTATTAATATCGACGTTGCGTTTATACAAACCAATAACAGTCGCGATTATTAAAAATATACACAGTGTATTTGCGTTTAACGGTATAACTGTGTTTTCTGGAGGTTTGAGTCGTTCCATTCGGCTATAGTCGACGACGGGTATTTTATCCGCCATTCTCTACTATACCTGAATAAAAAGTTCAAACACAAAAAACACACTTAGAAATTTTTTACTAGTATAATTTAAATGAAAAGAGTTGCTATTGATATCGACGAAGTTCTCGTCTCGTTCGTTAAACCTATGTCAAAGTTCCGTGGCTATAAAATGCCGACCATGAAAAAGTACGCGTACGTGTATAAAGATATGTTTAACATTACCGAACTCGAATCGCGAAACATGGTCCACGACTTTTACGAATCAGAAGAGTTCGCAAAACTTAAACCGATAAAGGGAACGTGTAAACAAATGGGACATTTACGCGACTATGCCGATAAAATGTATATCGTCACAGGTCGCCAGGATTACGCGCGCGATCAAACTGAAAAGTGGTTAAGGTACTGGTTCCCCAATACGTTCGACGATCTTATCATGACAAATAGTTATACGGATCACGAAATCGAAAAACACGAAATCTGTCGTAGTCTCGCGCTCGATTCGATCATAGACGATAGTTTTGACGTGTGTACCAAATGTAACCGTATCGGTATAGATGCGTATAACATTGTAGGGTACGGTGATATTATATATCCGTGGTCCATACATTCAGATATGGCACGGACGTGGGATTAAGTATTAATTTAATCATTAATACCGAGGGTTGGTATTGTTCCATTAACAAACGCGTCGGCAGTTGCCCAACTTGTAGTTTCCCATACGGAAAAATCACATGTTTGATTACTTAGTCTTGTACGACTCGCGGGAAAGGTCTGAGAATCATGATCTCCCCATGGCGTAGACCCGGTATCTGCCAAAAAGTACCATGTACCATTATCAACCGTCGTTCCCGGAACGAATGTTATTTTATTATTTTGTCCAGCTTCTAACTGACTAGTATTAGTGTGGTATAAATCCCATTGGTATTGTAAGACACTATTAATTGTAGCTTTACCATCGGAGTCTAAACGACTATCATCGTCAACAATAGCAGACCAATTATAAGTATCTCCCAATGCACCACCAATAGCAAATGCTCTAGCAGTAGCAGTAACGCTTAAGTATGGTCCATATGGGGTAAAAGAACTTTTCACAAAATTCCAAAACTTAAATCTCTTAATCCGTCCCGCGTAGTTTTGACCTAGGGTAAGCAACTTCGCACCCGACGTTATTGACGTTGATGCTGACGTAATCAAGACCCCGTTCACGTACACATTACTCGTCGTCCCATCGAAGTTCGTGGCGATATTATGGTCACCCGACGTTGTCGTATTTGCTGCGAGTGTAAAGTCGTCCCCAAACGTTACCAAGTCCCCGATCGTTCCCGACGCCGCATTATTTGCCGTTAATAACATCGTGAACTTGTCCGTATTTATTGTTTTCGTAACGCGTTTCTTTTTCGTCGCCGTTCGATCGAACACCACGCCGAGCGTATCGTGAGTCGATATGTTATACCGCCCAACGGATTTTGGGAACGATGTTAAGTCCGTCGTAAAGTTCAAGTTCATGGTTGGCGTTGCCACCTCGGTCGTCGCGTCGAGTGTAAGACTTGGCGCGTCCGCGACGGGTTCGGGGTCCGCGATCGCCGTCGACCATGGGATCACCGCCGGTTTAACCGCCGTAAACTTAACAAGAACTATACCGGAACCACCTTTACCACCGTTATTATAAGGAGAAAGGTGATAATGACATCCACCACCACCACCACCCGTATGTTTCTGTGCACCTCTCCATCTTGTTGTGCTATCCGGATTGGTTTCGCCATAGTATCCACCAGCACCACCACCACCACTTGGA